TATCCTCCGCATCAAGAACTTGGCTAAGTCAGGCCACGAAGACATTCGTCTCGCTGAGCTAGACAAGGCTGTCTCCAAGTATGAAGCTGTGAAGCAGATTCAGACTATGGCAGAGTTCCAAGATGCTGCTGCTCAGTCAGCAATCATGGAATACCTTGAAGACAAGGCTCCTAAGGCCAAAGCTGCTCCTAAGGCTAAGGCTCCTGCAAAGGCTGCTCCTAAGGCTAAGGCTACCAAAGCTAAGGTTGAAGCAGATCTCGAAGACGCTCCTTTCTAAGCAATGCGGTACGGGTGCTCGATAAGTGACGACTACACACCTAACCGTGTGGTGATACGTGACTTCAAGAGCACCCCGCAAGGCCGCGTTCTTTGCATCATAGCAAGAGATAATCTTCACGAAGCAAACCAAATAGCACAGAACATCTGTGATCTACTAAACACACAATACCAAAATGAGCTGGACTCAGTATGAAGTATGGGCCGAAATGGACGGCCATCAAGAACTCATCGAAACCACACACAGTAAGAAAGAAGCACTACAACTCGCTGAACGAACATTCAACGATGGAGTAGACTACGTCAAGGTATTTGAAGAAACCAATGACGGCGACTATACCCTAATCAAAGAACTGGTTAGGTAACTATCGGGCCTCTAGCTCATGTTGGTTAGAGCAGCGGACTCATAATCCGTTGGTGCCGTGTTCGACTCACGGGGGGCCCACCAATCTGGGGGTGTTGTATTTTTACAACACTCCCTTTCTTTTTGGTTGACAGTTTGGGCAGGTTTTGCTATACTATAGGCATACTAAAGGAGCGACACATGATTACACTTGAAACCCGTAACAACTACGATACCCGCCACGGTGGAGCCTTTGATCGTGGATCAGCTGACAGCTACTACGGCCGTCCACGAATTCCTCACATGTACGCAGGCTCCACTGGAAGCAGCCCACGCATTGAACAGGGCGAAATGACCCCTGAAGAAGTCCAAGCATACCTCGCAGGTTATCAGTGGAATGAGCAGTTCGGCGACAAGAAGTGTTGGGACTAAACGGTTGACAGCCTGAGCCCAAACTGCTATACTATAGGCATACTAAAGGAGCGAACACTATGATGCTAGTAATCGACACGCAATACATGGAAAACTACGGTGCCCACGATTGGGACGGAGTTGGCGAGTGCCCACAGTATTGGAAGGCCAAAGGCGGCAGTGAATACAAGGTTACTGGCGTTCCACAGAATGTTGATGTGGACCTCGTGATCCGTATGCTGGGCCAAGAGGTTCAGTGGTCAGACAACGGTAGCAGCAGCACCGTGCTTGGCACCCACTTTGAGTCAGATGACTACCTCAGCTGGTTTGAGCGTAGCCAGATGGAATACGATGGTGAGATAGTGTTCGCTGAGCCCACTATCAGCTACACAGACCTCTGCATCCTAGAAGCGGCTCGGGTGCAAGAGTACGCAGACATTGCCGCAGATCTTGATGCAGCCTACTATGGAGCCTAATATGGATTGGAACGATTTGAACCGCGAGCAGAAGATCAACGAAGTGATCACCTGCGTGGCCTTTGTGGCTTTCATCGTACTCCTGTGCTTTATGCCAGACTTGACACGCTGAGCCCAAGACAGTATACTATAGGCTAAGTTAAACAACAGCAAGGAGCGAACCATGCAAGACTACACCAAAGAACAAGTTGCCCAAATCGTTAAGGAAGCCCGTCAAGCGGCCTACGAAGCGGCCATGAAGTTCTTCTACGACAAGCTCAATGGCAAGGACCAGTACGCCTGTGGCTTTGCTTGGGTTAACATATACGGCATCAAAGGTTCTACGAAGGTTGGTAAGGCCTTGATTGAGAACGATGTGCGTAAGAGCTATAGCGGTGGCCTCCAACTTTGGAACCCCAGCGGCATGCACGTTCAGAACGTAGACACACTAGAAGCGGGTGCAGAAGCTGCGGCGGCTGTGTTTAAGAACTATGGCTTTGAAGCCTACGCTGGCTCTAGACTGGACTAAACTATGAACCTCTACGAAGTTACTGTAACGGTTGGTGACGGCAGTGAGGTTCGCTGGGTCACCACCCAAGTCACAGCAGGCACATATCAGCAGGCGCGAGCCATGGTAGAAGCACAGTATGGATCGAACTGTACGGTGCATTCAGTATACCAAAAGAGCTGACAAACTGGCGACAAGACAGTATAATTAATGTTTTAAACAAGGAGCGATGAATGGCAAGAGTAATGACACTGAGCGCAATGGCAAAAGCAGATCGTAAGAGTACCAAAGGCACTCAAGCTAGCCTTGAGATGGAACCTATTGAGAAAGTACTTACAGAGTCAGATGAAGAGATCATGACTCGTTTGGGCCAACGTTTTGGTATTCTAGAAGACATGACCCGTGCTGTTAAGCGGGGTGATGTACGTGCTATGATTGTCACAGGCCCTCCCGGCGTTGGTAAGAGCTTTGGTGTTGAAAAGGTCCTGGGCAAGCATGATGTGTTTGCTGATGTAGCCAATGATTCAAAGCTGAAGAAGTACGAAGTAGTCAAGGGCGCGATGAGTGCCATTGGCTTGTACAAGAAGCTGTATGAGTTCAGCGATCGCAAATGCATATTGGTATTTGATGACTGCGACTCAGTACTGTTGGATGACTTGAGCCTGAACATTCTAAAGGCTGCGCTAGACTCAGGCAAGAAGCGTACCATTCACTGGAACACTGACAGCAGACTCTTGCGCCAAGAAGGTGTGCCCAACAGCTTTGAGTTCAAAGGCGGTGCTATCTTTATCAGTAATATTAAGTTCGATCACGTTAAGAGCAAGAAGCTGCGTGATCATTTGGAAGCATTGGAAAGCCGTTGCCACTACTTGGACTTGACTATTGATACTACACGTGAGAAGATGCTGCGTATACGTCAAGTAGTCAACGACTGTGGCATGTTGGATGACTATGGCTTTGACGATGCTGGCAAAGCTGAAGTGGTAGAGTTCATTGAGAGTAATAAGAATAAGATGCGTGAGCTGAGCTTGCGTATGGTGCTTAAGGTAGCGGACTTGCGTAAGAGCATGCCTGCTAACTGGCAAAGCGTAGTAGCAGTTACCTGTATGCGCCACTAAGAGCGCAGCAACGGTAAGGACCAGCCAACGATTCGCTCCCGGTAACTGGTCTTCAAAAAGGTCTCATAAGTCCGATTCGCTCCCGGCAAGACCTTTTGGATACCCCAGGACTAACCCTCCTGGGGATTTTTTTTCTCCATCAGGGAGAGAAAAGATTTTGAAATGGTGAAGGGGGTCGGGGTATATATTTTATAAACTGTTGTTTTTTTACAACAGCGCATGCCTTTTTTCACCACCCATAGGTGCAAAATCACCAGGCCGAATCTGTAAGTACTTCTTTTAAATTTTTCGCGCACCAATTTTTTTACCCTGCAGGACCCATTTGGGCTAACTAGTGTATATGCTGCACACACACTTACCCCGCATAATATCAGGTATATTAAGTCTACTACAAGCCACAAAGTTGCGTAACCGTGTATACGCTATGGAAGACCGCCTGGACATACTAGAAGTAGCCATAGAGGATATTGAACGTATCAATACGAACAGTAGTCAACCCAATCCCTTAATAAGTAACATAGTTGATAACGTCAAGCGTCACAATGCCACTATAGGACAATATCTTGAATAAAATCTAGTCATAAAAAAGCCCTAACGTATCAGGGCTAGACTTACGGGCACGACCCGTTATAGATTTCAAATTTTTACAACTTATGTGTTTGGTGGATTCTCCAAATGACACATTTGTTTGGTGCGCTTGTACATAACATGCCTCCCAGTTGTAAGACAGACTGTTTCCAATCTTGTCACAATTATTTAGTATAAGTAACAGTACCATGCGTGAATATTGGATATTAACACAAGATTCTAACTTACCCAGTGTATTTGATTTTATACAAGCTCACAAGCTCGATTATGAAATACACTTGAATCGCACACGATTTTCTGTCCCAGAAGGCCCAGTGCTGACTAATTTTTTACTGCGTTTTGCCCACTGCTGTGAATTGTTGGATACAACGCTGGATCTAGCTACAGGCTTGCCCAAATCCAACCTATAAGTAAACCCAAGTCAAACGCTACTACTAATATTGCTGCAGTTGCTAGACAGTAGTAAAGTTCGTCCATTACGATTGTTTTTATCAAGTCCATTTTAGTAAGAATAGTGTACGGTTGCGTTCACGGCGAAAAGCTATACAGGCCATCCAATAGTCAACAGTTGAGCCATTGTGATAAGCCCATTCACTATAGTGTGATCCAATATAGCGATTAAGCCACTGTTCCATTTCATCAACAGCGGCAACCCAATCCAACTGTTGATGGCTATTTTGTATTATGGGCCAGGGTGCGGTAGCTATGTAAGCAAAGTCATGCAACTCTGGAAGATAATAACTTCTCGGCATACACATATTTATGGGGTATGGCTAACTGAACGCTGGTTTGCGTTGCGCCGTTACCGCTTCGCGGCTTGTGTAATTTTCCGGCGCTTCGCGAATTTTTTTGCGCTGCAGCTTCGCCGGTTATTAAGCGGTCTGTCCTTTCAGGACTGTAAAGCTAACTATTGGAGTGTCGTTGGCTGCAATAGCTGCTGGTACATAAACACTTATACGGAAACTACCTGCTGCCACTGCTGTTACTTGTGGAATATAAATGTTAGCCGGTGTTGTTGAACTCTTGCAGTTGACTATAATGTTATCGGTAGCCACTACCAGTGTGTTATTGACTGTAAAGCTGAATACACCCTGTGCTGCTGTAGCAGTTGTTAGTGTAATAGCGCCTGACAACTTGTTCAAACTGACTGCTGTGGTTCTGCTGGTACTTTGTGTTACAGTACCGCCCTGTCCTGTGGCATAGCCCAAGCCGCTGGTGCTGTTGACCAATAGTGCCGAAGTTAGAGTACCAACTGTAGTAATACTGGTTGAACCGGCCCATGTACTGAGTGCGGTATTTTCAACGTTACCCAGGCCAACTGCACTTTTTGACACACCCTGTACTGTACCAGTGAATGTTGGGTTGGTAAACATGGTGGCCTTGCTTTCATTGGTCACATTACCCAAGCCCACCATTGTGGCTGTAATACCCTGTACCGTTCCTGTAAATGTTGGGCTTGCACTGGTGACCAATGTAGCACCAGTACCGGTAAATCCTGTAATACCGCGTGTGAGTATAGTAACTGTTGTGCCTGTGAATGTAGGATCTGTAAACATTGTGGCTTTTGATTCATTGGTCACATTGCCCAAACCTACCATGGTTTTATCAATTCCCGAGACTGTGCCAGTAAACGTAGGGCTGTCTAGTGTAGCATACAGGGTCAAGTCTGGAGTGTTAGTGAGATTAGTATAATCCAAGAAGTATAAACTGTCCAGTCCGTCCAATGTATCGGCGTCTACGTTAACACCGCCTGCTGCAATATCAGCTGCAGGTTTCCAAGCTGTGCCGTCCCACTTTAGCACCTGTCCTGTTGTAGGCGGACTGCTGGCAGTATCCACATCGCTGAGTGCATTAATGCTGGCTCCGATAACACCCGATACAGTCAAGTTACCAGTAATACTGGTACTTTTTGCAATAGTGATAGTGCTAACACTGGTGCTGATTGTTGAACCGCTGAATGTAATCAAACCTGTGGTAGCCACAGCGTTACCACCAATAGTCGAACCTGCGGGCAAGTTAACAACACCAGAACCTAAATTTACAGTTCCTGTAAATGAAGGATTGTTAAACATTGTGGCTTTTGATTCGTTAGTTACATTACCTAGGCCCAGTGTAGTAGCACTGATTGTCTGCGGACGCCATGTACTGGTTGCGCTGTTCCACTTTAAAACTTGTCCGTTTGTTGGAGCATATATCCCAGTTAGTTCAACGTCGGCTACATCACTGAGACTGTCAATAGCACTTCCTCCTCCAACTGCGGTAATTACTCCGCTGGCATTGATAGTTATAGTTGTACCATCAACTTTTACAAGGCCCAATTGAGACGTTGTTGCTGCACCTAGATAGGGTTGATCAGTAAGGTCGTTATAACTGCCAGAAAATATAGTTGGGCGATTGATTAGGTCAAGATAGCTGCCCGAAGCTGCTACAGGAGCAAACACTGGAATATTAGGTTTGTTCTGTATATTAGCCCAATCCAGTCTGCTGTCAACCCAATCTCTATTGGCTAGGGTCCAGCCACCTTTTAGACTGCCGTTAAAAATTCTTAGAGTTTTTCTATCGTTGTCGTAGAAAATTTCGCCTAGACTGCCGCCAATGGCATCAAGACTGCCCTGTGTTTTTGATTGTAATCGTATACTACGTTCGACTGAACTCATGAGTAAATTCCTAGTTATAACTAGTATATTTACCCAAATTAATTAGTCCTTTGAATAGTACTCGTAGTTTACGCTGGTTTCGTTTTCTCTGCGGACTCGTGCGCCGTTTTTCAAGTGAAAACGTTTGGCCATTTCAGTTTGTGGGCTAAGAGTAACAATATTTTTGATGTCCTTGTACTCGCTCTTTAGCCACTCTGCTGCAGCCTTGATAAGCTGTTGACCAGCACCAGGTGCGTAACTCCATATGGTGTAGAATACTGCTACATCATCATGTTCTGGATCCGCTAGAGCAACTAGGTCTTGCTCATCCTTAGGAATATCCTTGAGCCACTGCATACAAGTAGCTGCCAATACTTCTTCTCCTGCTTTAAGGATAAGAATTTCAGCAAGATCATTTACTCGTTGCTCAAGAGGAATATGCGGACGAACTGGATCGTCCTTGATAACTTTTACAAGTGGATCGTTGATGTCGGTGATGTGGTGCAGTTCCATGGCAGTCTTCCTAGTATTATATGCGTATTTATTATAACACTAAGAAAAACTTATTACAAGAGGATTACACCATGTCATCACCAGGTAAGTTGTTCAAAAGTTCACGAAGTTTTGTTGATTCAACTTTTGCTTGAACTTTTGGTGCTGAACTAAGACTGTTAGGATCAAGTTCTCCCGTTGAAGGATCTACTACTGTTTGACGTTGTTTAATTTGATTAAGTAGACTGCTACCAGCACTTTGAGCACCGCTGCCGTAACTGTCTTCGTCTGCTAGATCAGTAATTCTTAAACTATCAATGTTGAATTCCAAATCAATTTTTTGTCCAACACCGCTTGAACTACGTGTTTTCATTAACTGTATTTGATAGCGTCCACGTTCACGCATAGCTCTAGAGGTAAAGATACCAAACACGTTATCTGCTGTTTGGATCTTACTTAAACCTCCCGAGATATGACTATGATCGAACTCAACTTCTTCAACTGCTCCACGATTTAACTGAGCCGCTGTTACACAAATACATTGTTTCTCCATTGCTAGATTACGCAACTCTTCTGACACATATTTGTCTTTAACAAACAAGTTTTCTGCACTAATCTTTTTACCAATGGGCATCAGCAAGTCCAAGTAGTCTACTAATAGTACATCTACTCGACGCTCCATTTTGATTTCATACTCTTTCATATAGGAACGTATGTCATTTACGGTCTTCCCAGACGGCATATACTTGACTTGAAACTGTCCTGATTTTTTACCAATCATCTTAACTTTCATTTCAACATCGTCGATGTTTTTAAACACTTCCTTAGTTGGCATGCCAGTTAACATAGCATCCATACGCATGGACACTAATTCTTCGCTAAGTTCTAGACTTAGATATACAACATTTAAACCTTGTAGTGCCCAGTTTAGGCCAAGGTTAGCAAGAAAGAGGGATTTACCAGCACCGGATCCACCGGCAAAAATGTTAAGTTCTCCACGGTTCATACCTCCAAATAATTTGTCATCGATAGCTTTCCAACCTGTACTAATCTGGCCATTTTTATCTTTAATACGCAATAGTCTAGCACGAGGATCTAGAAAATAATCTGTACCCATGTCTTTTTGTAGACCAATTTGTACAGCCTTTTTAATTTTATCTTCTACACTACCATACTCGCCTTTTTCTAGCATGTCTGCTGATTCTAAGATTGCTTTTTCAAGACCTTTGTGTCTAGTAAATGTTTCAAAGTCGTTGAGTAACCAATCAAAATGTTCTTCCCTCAAATCATGTGGAACTTTAAAATCAACACCTGT